ACCGCAGCTGCCGAACCTCCGGACAGTAACTAGCGCACAGACAGCCGTCTGTTATCTGGACTACCTTCGGGATACGCTCCCGAATGGTTGGTCGTACACAGCTCGGCATCTCATCGCCATTGCTTCGCATCTGGACGCAGTCGAGCGCGGTGAGATTGACCGACTCGCGATTCACATGCCACCACGCCACGGGAAGACTGAGACAGTCACGGTGCGATATGGGGCATATTGCATCGAGCGAGACCCGTTCGCGAACGTGCTGGTCACTGCTTACAATGAGCGCATCGCGAGACGCTTCTCACGGAAGTCCAGACAGATCGTTTCGTCCAGGACTAAACTCTCGAAGGACAACACATCTCAGGATGAATGGTCAATGCCTGAAGGAGGAACCTTCATGGCGAGAGGCGTCGGCAGCCCTCCGACTGGTGTGGGCTTCAGACGTATCATCATCGATGACCCGATTCGTAGTCGCGAGGATGCAGAATCCGCGCTGTTCCGCGATAAGGCGTGGGACTGGTACACAGACGACCTCTACACGCGCCTCGAACCGAAGGGCGCTCTCATCATCGTCTCGACACGCTGGCATCACGACGACATCACCAGCCGTGCAATCTCATCGGAACCTCATCGCTGGACAGTGTTGAACCTGCCGGCCATTGCGGAGGAGTCTGACCAGATCGGACGAATGCCTGGCGAAGCTCTCTGGCCTGAACGCTATGACGTCAAGGAACTCGGACGTATCAAGGAAGTGATGGTCGCGAACTCCGGAGACTACGGCTGGAGTGCGCTATACCAGCAACGACCGACGCCACGCGAGGGAAGTTTCTTCCGTACCGAACGCATCACCATCGAAGCATCCACGCCAAACTGTCAGAAGATGTCACGCGCCTGGGACCTCGCAGCCACAGCAGGGAGCGGAGACTTCACGGTCGGCGTGAAAATGGGTCGCGATGCTGATGGTCGCATCTGGATTCTCGATGTCGTTCGAGGCCAGTTTGAGACAGATCAGCGAGACAAACTCATCAAACAGACAGCTGTACTTGATGGACGTGGTGTGCGTGTACGCCTTCCACAGGACCCGGGGCAGGCTGGTAAGAGTCAAGCGATGCACATGCTTAGACTCCTGCACGGAAGCGCGGTCAACATCCTTCCGGTGACAGGAGCGAAGGATGTTCGCGCTGAACCATTCGCTTCACAGGTGGCTGGTGGAAACGTGTACATGGTCACCGCCGACTGGAACCGTACACTGGTGGATGAACTCCGAGTGTTTCCACTCGGCAAGAATGACGACATCGTCGACGCGCTCACCGATGCCTACGACGAGCTCGTCGGTCGTGGCGGTGGCTGGGGTGCAGTTTAGAACATGATAGGAACACAATAAGACCATGGGACTCTTTGATCGCCTGCGAGGCAAAGCAACTGCCGCACCATCCGCACTCCTTCCGCCTCCGCTGATTCAGCGACAGACGTCCTACTTCACTGGCACAGGAAACGGCGACTTCTGGTCCCTGCTGACACGTAACCTTCCAGGCTCGAGTTTCAACTGGAGGAACCAGGCTGGCGACTTGATGCTTAACAGCATCGTGGCGATTGGTATGGACTGGTACATCCGCAACTGGAGTCAAGGTGTTCCAGCGGTTCGCAGACCGATGCCTGATGGTCAGGTCGAGACAGTCGCAGACCATCCGATTCTCCAACTCCTCGCGCAACCGACACCGAATGTTCCACCTTCGCTCGTCTGGTCGTGGGTGCTTCCAGACTATCAACTCCTCGGAAATGCTTACTTCCGCAAAGTGCGTGTCGCTGGTCGTGTCGTTGGTCTGCAATACCTCGCTGCTGACATGGTGAGGCCAGTCGGAAACAAGGTGAATCCTCTCACCATGTATCAGTACACAGTCGATGGCACGTCTTATAACATCGACCTCGAGGACATGATTCATATTAGGTATGGTCGAGATCCGCAGGACTCTCGCTTCGGTCGCTCTCCTGTCACGTCTGTCCTTCGTGAGATCGCGACAGACAACGTCGCTGCATCAGCTGCGTTCGGCATGGTGCGAAACGGTGGAATGCCTTCCATCATGGTCGGACCAGACTACAAGGGCGGAGTCGAGGATTTGTCCGAAGACGATGCACGACAGACGAAGCGCAAACTTCAGCAGGACTTCACGGGCGACAACGCTGGTTCTGTCCTGGTAATGACTGGGCCATTCAAGGTCGAGCAAGTTTCGCACAAACCATCCGAGATGGCATTCGATGAGATTCGGCGCAAACCGGAGGAGCGCGTGTGTGCAGCTCTCGGTTTGAATCCTCTCGTCCTCCAGCTCGGCAGCGGTCTCGAGCGTGCTACCTACAGCAACCTCGAGCAGGCGACCAGAAGCGCCTGGACCGACGGCATGATTCCGCTGATGCGTCAGATGGCTGAAGCGTTGACCATTGCGCTCCTTCCAGACTACGAAGAGACACAGCCGGGCGATTACCTCGAGTTTGATGTCGCGAATGTGCCTGCGCTCCAGGCTGACTTGAATGAAGACGCTGAGCGTGCTGAGCGATTGTACAAAGCGGGAATCGTAGACCTCGCAACCGCGAAGCGTGTCGCTGGTGTGACGCCTTCGGACGATGATGAGGGTTATTACCATCCGACTGCTGTCCCTGTGCAGATCGGCGGACAGGAACTCCTGGTCCCTGATGCAGCGCCTGTTTCAACGGCACGTACAGCTGATGAGACTGCGAAACTCGTGAGTGCTGCTGGTTCTCTGATTCGTGCTGGATTCGAACCGACTGCTACACTACAGGCTGTTGGACTCGACCCGATTCAGCACCTCGGACTGCTACCTGTCACGGTACGCGAAGAGACCAAAGCATTCGAGGATGAATCCGAACCCGGGCTGAAGTTCATTCCATCGAAGGACATGAAGGAAGAAGCACAACGCGCTATCGAATGGCGTGATGCTGGTCGTGATGGTGGAACAGCCGTGGCATGGGCTCGAGCGAATCAGATCATCGCTGGTGAGAAACTCAGCGAATCGACTGTCCTTCGGATGTATTCCTTTTTCCGACGTCATGAAGTAGACAAGGAAGCGGAAGGATTCCGACCAGGTGAGGAAGGTTATCCATCCGCTGGTCGCGTTGCATGGGCTGCATGGGGCGGTGATGCTGGATATCGCTGGGCCACAGCTGCACGCAAAGAGATTCTGAAGCGCATGGCGCCGAAGGAGAACGGGAAGTCCTATCATCCGTACTATGGTTACGAGCTAACAGACGCCGATGCCTGACATCTATCAAGTCAATGAGCGATACCGGAACCGGCTTCGTGCTCGCGAAGATTCTGCGCTTGCTGAGATGCGGAGGACGTATGGCGTCCTGCAAGCAGACAACCTCCAGCGCCTCGAGGAGATAACTCAGGCGATTGAGGAAGCACAGGCAGCAGGCGAAGATGTCACGGCGCTGAATGATTATCAGGTGCGCCTCGCGACATTGAACGAGCAGATGGCGAGACAGGTCACAGAGTTCGCTCCACGGGCGACCGACATCGCCAGCAACGGACAGCGGAGCGCCATTCAGTTATCGCTTGACATGCAAGAGGACCTCGTGCGTGCTGTGGCTGGTATCCCTGATTCGGTAAGCATGGCCATCGATCTCAATTGGAACCGACTACCAGTCGAAGCCATCACGAACGTGGTCGGCTTCGCTGCTGATGGTTCACCGCTCGCGGCACTCTACGAAGCCATCGGACCATTTGCACGCGACCACGTCACCATCGGTGTCGCCCAGGGAATGAACCCGCTACAGGTCGCTCGTCGCATGGCGCGGACATATGAGACGCTGGCACCATCACGAGCTGCAACCATCGCACGAACAGAGATGATTCGAGCCAACCGCGAAGCACAGCGACAGACATTCGAAGCGAATCTGTCCATCGTGCGTGGTTGGTCTCGCGTGTCTGCTGGTGATGTTAACGTGTGTCCCGTATGCTGGGCATTGCATGGACAACCGAACCCTGTTGCAACAATCGTTCCATCGCATCCAAACTGTAGGTGTACGATAGTCCCAATCACTCCGACGTATGCTGAACTCGCTGGGCTCGACCCGGATGCGTTCGACGAAGCGCCGGAACTACCGACACGCGATGAGCAGTTTATGATGTTGACAGAAGCGCAACGTCGACAGGTGCTCGGACCGTCGCGGTATAGGATGTGGGAAACAGGCACCAGCCTGTCGGACTTCGGGAAGGTTGTTCCGAACGACCTATGGGGTCCACAGGCAGTCGTTGTGCCATTGAGGGATTTATGATGCAGACACTGGTGAACTTCGGGAGTGCAATCAAAGCGGACGACTCCGGTCGTGTGCGTGGTTACCTGGTACGCTTCGGCGGTCAGGACCTCGAGGGCGACTACTTCACGAAGGAGACCGACTTCGGTCGACCGATGAAGTCCGGAGATCGTGTCCCGATGAACCTCTACTATCATCACGGACAGGACCGAACAATCGGCAAGTCTCGCATCGGTACGGGCTACATCACCATGGATGACAAGGGTCTCTGGTACGAAGCACAGGTCGAGATGGCTGATGAATATCAGAAGATGATTGCCGACCTCGCAAAGTCTGGCAAACTAGGATATTCCTCCGGAGCAACTGGTCACATGGTCGAGCGCAAGAAGTCTGCTGATGGACGCTATGAAATCACACGCTGGCCAATCGGTGAGGCATCGCTCACACCAACGCCGGCTGAACCGATGAACATGGTCAAGTCGCTGAAGGACATGTATGGCGAGATGGATGGAGAAGGCATGGAAGAAGAAGAGATGATTATCCCTGTCGCGCCAGGAGAAGACGTTTCGACATTCGTCGAGTCTGTCTATGGCGACCTCGACAAGGAGATGGTCCACGAAGGACTCGAGGCACTCTATGAGCGTCTGTGTGCTGGAGTTACAGCTGCATATGACAGTGGACTCGGCAGCGGGCATGTGGATGCCATCATCGATGCATTCGCCAACCGTGCGAAGGAACTGAACAGCAAAGTGAAGGACCCGGTCGCTGAAGCGCAAAGCCTGAAGGCTATGCTCGAGCGTCCTACGTCCATCCGTGAAGTGGAGCGACGCCTGCGGGATGCAGTCCGTCTCTCACGTAGCGAGTCGCGAAGATTCGCAAAAACCATCTGGGCTGAGCTTGGAGAGCAAGCGGTCGAGACGGAAGAAACCATCGTCGAATATTCGAGTGATGTGGAAGAAGCGAAGTCCGCTCTCCTCCGCGAACTCATGATCTTGGAGTTAAGTCAATGACAATCGAACAACTCGAAGGACAGCGCCAGTCGACTATCGCTGCCGCTAAGGAAGTCCTCATCAACGGTGGAGATATGGCCGAAGCCACTCGCCTCCATGCAAATGCAAAGTCCCTCTCTGAGCGCATCGAGATGCTCAAGGAGTTCGGCAACGTTCCTGCACCAGTCGCAGCAGAAGCGCCTAAGTCTGAGCCATGGAAGTCCGGCGG